TGAAGGACGTAATCAGCCCCAGCGCGTCCGTAAACTCATAACGGTATTTCACGTTAATCCCGTTCAGATTATCGCTGCCGGGAGCGTTCGTACGGGCATGAAGATACCCCACGCTCAGTGTGGACTGATGTTCAGACGCCCATGCAGGCGCACCGGATACGGACAGACAGATGGCTGCGGACAAAATGGCTGCACAAACTTTACGCATAATTACCTCTCGCTTTTCTGCAATAAAAAAGGCGCCATTTCTGGCGCCCGTATATGGGTTATAAAATTCAGCTGATACTGATGCCTGCGGTGGCTTTCTTCATCACCACAACCAGCAAATCGCTGATACTTGCTGTGGGATACCAGTTATTCACCAGCCATGCTGATACCGAAAACTCCAGCGTCATGTGACCGTGACCGGCAGGCATATCAATAACGCCACTGTAAATCAGCGTATTATCCAGCGCGGTACGGTTATAAATTTCAGCACCGTTTTTCCGCACTATCAGACGGCATGAGGAGTAAATATCAGTATGCTCTCTCTTATGCTTAGCGCCACTGAATGCCACCGCCGGAATAACAATCTGCCGGTCAAACGGCTGATCGTCATAAACCCTGACGGTAATGGTCCCTGATGGCCACCGCTCCGGTGCACGGGAATCCCGGGGGAAAGCTTTGCCCACTGTTTTAACGAGATCGCCTTCAATCTGGTTCGCGGACAGTTTTCCCAGAACCCGACAGTTCTCGTTAATCGTGACGTTGTTGAGCGTCCCGGAATTCGCATTCACGTTACCGCTGATATCAGCATTTCTTGCGGTCAGCCTGCCCTCCGGCGTCAGGGAAAACGTCGGGGGATTGCCGGACGAGGTGATACTCACCGCAAACAGCCGCTTCAGGAACACATCGTTCATGAACAACTGATTCCCCTGCGCCACAAATAACGGCGTGGTGTTGCCGTCCTCCGGGTTAATCATCGCAATACGGTCAGCCAGCAGCAGTATGTTGCTCAGGGGCTGGCCATCAGTATCCTCAATCCCCGCTCCAATACCGGCAACATAGGGTATGCCATTTTTTGTTTTCTGTACCTTCAGCATGTAAAGTGCAGCAAGGTCATCATTTGTGTCCTTCTGCACGCGCTGTATCTGCTGTATGGTGGCGCTCTGGTCCTCCAGCGTTTTACTGACCGTCTGTGTGATTTCATTGCGGGTTTCGGTGATGGTGGTCTTCATCTCCGCCATCTCATCCGCAAGCTGGCTGTTGTCTATCAGCTCCCACAGCCCCTGAGCCAGATGCAGTTTTCCTATTTTTTCCCGAAACAGCCCCAGATACCCTTCTGCATCATTGCTGGCCCGTCCACTGGCTTCAACAAAAGCAGATTTCCCCACCAGGTTAACGCTGCGTACATAAAACCAGAAATCCTTCCCGGGCTTAATGTGCGGGCCGGAGACAGTCCACTGACTGCCAGTCCCCAGATAACGGGCAGATTTTTCCACCTGTGCCGTGTTCGTGATGCGTTTTTCTGAGAACCAGAATTCAAACTGTACCGTCGGGTCATACACCGCAAGACGCGGGACCGCTGTTATCTGAAAATACCCCGGCGTCAGTTCAATGGTGGCGGGTTTTGCTGGCGCGTTAATCCGGAAGGTGGTGGTGGCCGGTTCGCCCTGCTGGCCATAACTGTTAATTGCCCTGACTGTCAGGGTGTATTCCCCGAGCGGCAGACCACTGAAACGATGCTCTGTATCCGCAGTGATAGCGGTGGTCACCAGACGGCTGTCTTCTCCGCTTCCGCTGGTCAGTCGCAGACTGAAGCGCACCCCCTTCACCACCCGCGGCGTGTCCCATTTCGCCTGTGCCAGATACTGGCCGTCAGCTGCGCTCACCTCCACCGTCAGGTGCTGCACTGCCGGTGGGATGACGCTGTTCAGGGAGCCTGACTGCGGCTCAAAGCGGGCACCGTTATCCACGATGGCTTCTTTTTCCGGTACGTGCTGCACTGCCGTGATGGCAAAGGTGCCGTCCGTGTTTTCCCGGATGGAGACACAGCGGAACAGGCGACGACGCAGTGACGGCAGGGAGAGTCCCCATACACCGTATGTCTCCACACCATCAGGCAGGGTGCTGACCTGTATCCGGTCCGGCGCGGGGTGTGCAGTGATGGCCACGCTCACCGGCTTACCGCTGCCGTTAATCAGGTTCACCGTGGCGGCACCGGTCTCCGGCAGGGTCACCTCACGGTCCAGTGTCAGGGTGCGGCTGGCGGCATCGATGGACAGGACACGTCCGCCGGTCATGGTCCCGGCATAGTCGTTATCACAGATTTCAATAATGTCACCGGGTGTGTGACGCAGCCCCTGTGACCCGAGCGTGAAATCCACCGTCTGCGTTTCCAGCAGTCCGGTCTTTATCACCCACAGCCCGGCACGGTGGGCCTGACCGCGACTGGTGCAGCCGAACGCATCCATCTTCAGCAGGTTGCGCCCGTAGCGCAGTATGGCTTCCGGGTCTTCCACCAGTTCCGTGGAGGTCTGCCAGCCGTTCTGCGGGTCGGTGTAATTCACCTCCACCGCCGTGTGCCGGTCCTTCAGGGCACTGAAGCTGTAGCGAAACCCCACGCCGTTATCATCCACCACCACATCGCAGTTGGTGTACGGCCACACCACATCCGACAGGCGGTCCTGAACAAACGTCAGCATCTGGCCGTTCCATACCGGCATACAGCGCATCGCCGAGCAGAAATCACTGAGAACATCCCACGCCTTACGCTGTTGTGCCAGGTACGCATTGAAGGTCATCCGCGGCTCGGTGCCCCCGAAGCCATCCGGCACCATCTGGTCGCAGTACTGCCCGATGGCATACAGCGCCCACTTGTCCACATCCGCCGCCCCCAGACGTTTTCCCATGCCGTAGCGCGGGTGAGTCAGCATGTCCCACAGACACCAGGCCGGATTGTTGCTGTATGCCGGTTTCAGACTGCCGTCCCAGATACCACTGTACATGCGTTTTTCCGGGTCATAGTTTGACGGCACCTGGATGATGCGACCGCGGATATGGTAGTTCACCGTCATCTGCTGACCACCAAACTGCTCCGCATCCACCTGCAGCCCCACAATGGCCGTGTTCGGGTAGCACTGTTTCACATCGATAATTTCAGTGTACGATGACCAGAGCGTTCTGTTCTGCAACTGGTCCGTGGTGCTGTCCGCCGTCTCCCTGACCATCCGGATGTTAAAGGGCCGGGGCGGCAGATTATCCAGAATCACCGAGGCCAGGAACTGTGAGGTGGTCTTGCCGTTAATGGTGACGTCCTTTTCCGTCACCCAGCGACCATTACGCTGTAACTGAATCAGAATCCGGACAGAGGAAGGATTACGGTCGCCCTTTGACGTGGTCTCCACCAGTGACTGCACCCCGAAGGTCACCCGCAGGCGGTCAATGTTCGCGGACGTAATGGTGCGCGTCACCGGTTTTGCCTTCGTCACTTCCACGCCCAGTCCGGTTTCAGCTCCGGAGGACTCAAAGCCTTCAGGTGGTGTCTGCTCCTGCTCCCCGGCGCGCCAGACCGCCGTCACACCGTGTATCACGGGATTACCGTCCGTGCCCGTCAGCGGGGTTTTGTTCACCAGAATACTCTGCAGGCCTTTCACCGGGCCTTCTATCGGTCCCTCACCAATCGCATCAATCACACTCATCATCTGCGTGGATTTGAGATTATCCTTCGCCTCACGAGGCGTGTGTGCCTTACCGCCACCTTTTCCCATACAGCCTTCCCCTGAATAAATTAACCGCCACTTGCCATTCCGTACAGAAGTCGGATATCCTTCGCCCGAAAAGCATGAAACACATTTCTGCCATGCTAAAGAGAAACCCCGGTATCAGCAGATACCGGGGTTTTCTTTCATGCCCACCGATAATCCTGTTGGTTAAAACCGGTAATGGCATAAAAATTCTGAATATCTTCACATTTTCACAAACTGACCGTGGCGCGTATAATTTCTCTGCGTTAATTTTTTTGTCGTGATATAAGAATAATTCCTTACACTTAATCTTCGTAACTCTCCCGCAGTTCCTGTCCGCGATCACTGCGGGATTTTTTTATTCTTTTTACCCCTGCCGCCCGATAACCACGACCTTTCCGCCCCCGCCTTCATCACGGGTGCTGATGTCCTGGGATATACGGCGGGAGCCAACCAGCATTTCCCCGTAAGGCACCGGCATCGGGTTCCCCTGGGCAATCATGTTATCCAGCGAGGAAAAGTACGTGTTCTGTCTGCCGTTATCCGTTGCGCGGTAATCCGGTGTTTTTGCCTTCGGGGCCAGCATCTGGGCCACACCGCCCAGTATCATGCTGGCTCCAAGTGAAAACAGCATCGTGGTGGCAGAAAAACCACCGGCACTCAGGGCTGTACCCCATAACGCCATCGAGCCTCCGGCCGTGAAGAAAGAGCCCACGATGGCTGCCGCCCCCAGCACAATCTGCAGTCCACCCTTTCCGGCCCCGGCCAGTCGCGGCACAATGTGGATGACCGTTCCCTCACCCAGCTGTTCGTGAAGACGGGCATACACCGCCTCCGGTGCCGTGTCATCACCGGCAATACGTATCTGGTACCAGCCTTCGTTCATCTGACGGCGAAAGCCCGGCATCTGCATCGACAGGGCGCGAATGGCTTCCGCTGCCGTGTTCACATACAGGCTGAGGCGGCGGCCAAATCGTTGTAAATCCCCGTGAAGGCAGATGCGTGCCAGTGGCGGTGACGCCAGACAGAATGCGTTCGTCGTTGCCATTTTTCGGAATACCTCTCCCGTTTACTCAGTTGTTCAGGCAGATGGTGAAGCAGCTCACCGTTGCCGCAGTAAATGGCGGCATGGTTCGGTACCGAAGCACCAAAGCAGCACAGCAGAATATCGCCCGCCTGTGCAGAGGACAGGGGCACCCGGTAAAAGCCTGTGACCGCCATATTGTCCAGGTAAAGGTTCTGACCGTTGCGCCACCAGTCATCCTCGCGATGAAAATCCGGCATTTCAGTCCCCGCCAGATGATAAGCATCCCGGAACAGCGTGTAACAGTCCGTCACCCCGTGCTCAAAGCGCCGTCCTGTCAGATGTGGCACACAGCGGAATTTGTGAATGTCACCCCGGCAGACCAGCCACCAGGGCAGTGCGCTTTTTATCTGCAGCCGCCGGTCAGCCTCGCTCAGCCAGGGCAGCCCACCGGGATGACTGTGGACCAGTGCCACAATCTCCCCCTGCATCTCTGCCCGCAGCCAGTCTTCCGGTGCGATACGAAAATACGCCTCCGGCTCTGCGGAAATATTCACACAAGGGATATACCGCTCCCCCTCCGGCGTGCTTATCACGAAGCCGCACGACTCCGCAGGCGCACACCGCCGGGCATGCGCCAGAATCGCTGATTCAGTCTGTGTCATAAACCGGGATTTACTGCGAAAGTTTATTAATGGAAAGGAAACCGCCAAAATTGCCGACATTCCTGCGCAGTTCACACCCGCGCATGCACTTGCTGCATCTGTCCTTACGGATATCCGTGGTGGG